ACGCGGAGGGCTTCCTTCTGGTCGGCCTCGAGCTTCTCCCAGGCTAAGGTGACGGCGGTGGCGAGTTTGCGTCCGAACTCCATCTGCTTCTTGTAGTCGAGCGGGTCGGCCTTGGTGGCTCGGGCCATAGCGAAGGCGACATCGGCCTCGGGCGGGGCGGGCAGATAGGACTGCGCTAGGCGGGACTCAGCGACGACTACCTTGGGCGAGGTAGCGTTACGCTCGATGACCACAAGGGCGGCGCCAACGCGGTGATCCGTCTTGTCGAGGTCTTTGCCTAGGGTCGTGACGACGGCCTGAGAGGTCGGGGCGTCCGGCTGTTTCGGCAGCGGGTCGGTCGGAGACGTGCTGCACCCGGTCAGGCAGAGAGCGATGACCAGGAGCGAGCGCACGGCTTACTTGCCCTTGAGGGCGTCGAGGGCTTGGCGGCCTTTGGCTTCGAGCTCGGAGGCTTTGCCAGCGTGCTTGCGGAATACGAGAGCACCGGCGACGAAGCCGATCAGGAGGGCGAGGAGGTGGGTAATCATTGGGGGTCGTTGGAGAGGAGTTCGACTTTGACGAGGGGGCCGAGGTCGGCGGGGGTCTGAGGGGAGGCGAACTCCACGACGTAGGGAGCACCGCCACCGAACTCTTCAAAGATAGGCTGGGCGTCACCGAACACAGCGCGGCGAAGTTCCTGAGGGTCTGCGATGACTAGACCTGAAGTGTTAATTTGATAACGCATGATTATGGGGCGATGTAAATCAGGCCACGGGAAAAGGCGACAGTTCCCAAGGTAGGCACAGCAGTCGCCACCAATTCTTCCTGCCATAAAACAGGCGCAGAGCCAGAATAAGAGGTATCGCCAGTAGGGCCTAGGGCGGTCGTAGCGTACTGCGTTCCATTAATGTATAGCGTCACATTCCCTGCACCGTCTGCAACGATGTCCCAGTCGAAATACTGCTGGCCGACAACCGCAAAAGTAGTCGCTACATTGGTGAGAGTCGTTCCGTTGTGGACTTGCAATACAGGGTTACGATTGGCGGCAGTAGCGTTTCCTGGGAGACTCCAACCGAAGGATTTACGAGCAGGGTCTCCGTTTGCGCTGTTTTCAGCCTTCCCGAAATAGAAACGAGCAGAAACGTTTGGATCAGACCAAGCCGCGTTTTCAGTGTAGAATCTACCGCTGCACCAAATGCGGCGAGAAAAGTCGATATAACTTTTATAGCCCTTTGAAATACATAGATTGGACTGGTCAACCTGAGAAGTTCCAAAGCTTCTAAACTTTGCTGAAGCGATACCAGCGCCAACGTTCATTAGTGATGAATACCATCCTGATGTAAATGTCCCCATCGTCCCGGTGGCCGTGTAAGTGTGGCCTGCTCTGTTAACCCGGATGAATCCCGGGTTCATCATCTGCCACATATCCGAACCGGGACTCTGAGCGACTGTCGTGCTAGTTGCGGCGCGCGACTGGGTAGAGGTCGCAAACGCCGGAACCGCCGCCGTGACGAACGCCGTAGTAGCCAGCGCCGTGGTGTTGTTGCCCGGTGACTGCGTCGTGGCGATCGTGCCAGTCGGTAGCGTGGGCGTGCCGGTGAAGGTCGGGCTGGCGAGGGGAGCGTAGGGCGACAGGTCGGGATTAAAAGCCGCCGTGGTCTGAACGGTAGCGTCCCCGAAGGTGATAGATCCGCCAGAAGCAGGAAGAATTAAACCAAACGGAGAAAGTGTGGTTACGTAATCGGTGGAGCCAGGGTTATCATAAGCCCGCAGGCTTAGGACACCTGTTGCGGTGACATAGTTTAACTCGATGCCAGACGTAGGGCTTGAAGGATTGCTGCTGTCGTAAGTCGGATAGAGGGCCAGACTAAAATTATTCTTATCTAGACCGAATGAACCAGACTCGCTGACAATAGCCGCACCGAAGCCATCGTCTACGTAAGAGGCGGTGCTTCCGGCAACTCCATAACCACTGCTTGAGGTAATTACATTTAAAATCGAAAGCGTGTCGTCAATTTCAGGCGCGCCTTCTGACAGGTTAACCGCCCGGAAGGCCACCGTTTGTGCAGTACCGAGCTGGAGGTTGTTTCGCGCCGAGGCGACGCTATTAACGTCAGACAGATTTGCACCCTTGGTCATGTACGAAGTCAGGGTCGAAGTCAGGTTGGACACGTTCACGTACTGCTGTGTGACTGAGTTGATGCGGCCAAACAGGCCATTGGTCGTCGTCCAAAAGTCTCCATCAACTGGCGTATTTGGGGCAAAGCCGTGCGGTATGTTGAACCCAGCATTGGCCGTGGTCGAAAGAATGGTGTTAACCTTGCCGTTCTGGTCGATGGCCACGAAGGTCGTGTCCGAAGCCTGGTCGTGCAGGGTCAGGATATTGCCCGTGCCAGCTTGCTGAATGAATAGCGCCGCACCTGTCGAGTTCGACGTGATCGTGACGTTGCCCGTCAGGGCGGGGCTGGCGAGGTTGGCCTTTAAATCCAGCGCCGCCTGCAAGTTCGTATTGCTAGAGACTGCCCCAGTGATGTCAGCGAAGGCTACGGAGGTCGCAGGGGTGACGCCGCCCACATTGACCACCCAAGAGGCGTATGTACCCGACCCGGTGTGGTGGTTAACGTCCACCGTCATCACGCCCGTGCCAGAGTTGTACGTCAGCACCTCGCCGTGCATATGGTTGGAGGCGTCGTAAGAAATCGTAATGTTCTGGGTCGGCGTGTACGACAGGCCCGTGCCGATCGTGAGGGTCTTGTTGCCGTTGCTGACAGTGTTGCTCGTCGTCGAGGTCGTCAGGTATCGGTCGCCGACTACAGGGGTCGCCCAGATGGAGTCGTAGTTCGTGCCGCTCTGCTTGGTCAGGACTTGGCCAGTGCTTCCGGCAACAGGCTGGCCTGCCGCAATCACTGCGTAGGTCGACGCGGCAGTGGTGCTGAGGAGATAAGGAGACAGTGCCGTCGTGACATCAGCCGCAGTCTGGAACCCGCTGGGGTTGGTCTGGAGGTAGTACGTCGAGGCCGCAGCTGAGGTCGTCAGGTACGAGGACATTCCCGCCAGAGTCTGGTAGGTGCTGGCCGCCGTGGCCGAGGTCAGGTAAGCCGACAGGTCAACGGCCAGATTGCCAGCCGTGACAGCTAGGGGAGCCGAGACGCTGGTGATGTAATCAGCAGGAAGGGTCAGCCAGCCAGTGTCGTAGTTTACCCCAGATAATTTCTGAAGTACCTGCCCGGTACTACCGCCAACAGCCACGCCTGCACCTGTTGCACCAGTAGCGCCTGTGGCCCCTGTGGCCCCTGTGCTACCCGTTGGGCCTTGGGGGCCAGGTACACCGACCGAACCGTCCACGCTACCAGTGATAGCCGTGATTGTGCCGGTGACCGTGGACTGATCGGCGGCAAACGTGCCGGAGATAGTCCCGAAGGTCGAGGCCGTCGAAGTAATCGTCGCGTCAGGCATGGCGGCGATTAGGCAGTGACTACGGAGACAACGTTAACCCTGAAAACCTCGGTGCGCGAGATGGCCGTAGGTGGGCCGGGAAAGACAAACTTGATGTCCCAGCTAGACTGGCCGATAGACCAGTCTGAGGTAGAGCCAGGATAGACCACAGTGAAGGACAGGCCGTCATTGGCAATCGTGACCGTCAGCGCATAAAGGTTTCCGCAGTGGTCGCGGATATCCGAGGTAATGGTCGTAGCCAGTAGGTTCACAGGGCCAGAAGCCCCAGGAGTCCAAGCGAAAGTGCAGGCAAACGTGTTACCCTGTGATAGACTTACAGTTGTAGCCATGCTACTTATTGCGGGAAAAGTAGGGTTTAGGTGATCTGCACCAGTTTACCGATACTAATGAGCGGGTAGCCACAGAAACCCGGCACATTGACCGAGCCTGTCTCCATAGCGGCAGTAATCACGAAAGAGTCGTTTGGCGGGGCAGGCTGAAAGACAACGGTTTCCCCTGTCAGTTCACCCACGTAAGTATCGTGGTCAAAGCCCACTATCCCAGCCTCCGTGCCTGTAGCGGGAAAGGGGTCTGTGCTCAGAAAAATGTAGGGTAGAAAAAAGTTACCAATGTCTGGCACTCCTGGCGAAGTAAGAAGATTGAATCCGCCCTTTAACCAGCCGCTTCCAGTTGCCGCTGACTTGAAATAGTTACCGCCGATTCCTGTGTTTACCGTCCACGACTGGTTAAAGTCCTCGGGCGGTAAGTCTCGGAATGTTACATTGATATAATTCGGAGAGATATTATCGATTTGATACTGACCAGCAGCAGTCCGAAGTTTGCCCCACGTGGACAAACTCCAGCCGCTTGCGCTCGGTGCTCCGATAAGGTAGCCCATTATACGCGGGCGAAGTAGTATTGCGCTGTCTGCGTTCCCAGCTTGAGGCGGTCAGCCCACAACGAGCCGGTGACAATCTGCGTGACGGTCGAGCCGTTGACAGTGGCGATAAGGATATAGCCGTCCGTGTCCGTGTCCGCAGGGATTGTCGCAGAGATGGCCCAAGCAAAGTTAGTAGCGTCCGGGAAGTTCGGCGAGAGGTACGGATGCCTGATATATACGTCGTAAGCGCCGGTCGTAACCGTAATGGTACTGCCGATGTTGCCAGGCGTGACGTTGTTCGTCGAACCAGTTACGATGCTGTACGTGTCAGAGCCACCAGCCGTACTGTCGAAGACGACCTGATAAGGATGGGTTGCGACCGGCTCTGGGATGCACGTTCCGCCGTCGTATTGCACCGAGATGTTTGTGGCACTGGTCATCTCGATCATGCCGCTAGTGGTGACGTCACCAGAGAAGCCAGTGCAAGCCACGCACTCGGCCTTGTTTGCAATCTGGTCCCAGTCAGACGCGTCGTTAACGTTGTACGGATCGGTGGCCTCGTCCTCGTTAGGCACGTTCCTCAGCTGAACCATCCCAGCCTGCATCGGCGTGGTCAGGTCGATGTTCCCGGTGTGGTACTGTTTGATGATAAAGTCGTAAGAATAGGCAGTTACGCCAGCAGTGTTAAAACTAAGCAAGGGCACGTTGAGGCCCGCTAGTTCATTGCAGAAAGTTACGTAGTAAGAGTTCTCAGTAGTGCGGCTGACCTCCACATTCCCGGTAAAGCCGATGACGACCGGGTTGCCATCAATTGTAAACGTGATGCCTGGGATTGAGTTGAGGCACTCGGCCAGCGCCAACTCGTTGGAGTATATAGGCGGTACGTCCGTAACAGGGAAGGGGATAACCGAGGTAGATGCCCCGATGCTAATAGCCACAGCGCCGCCAGAGGCTCGACCCACAAGCAGGACGTGCTGGACTTGGTTCTGGACTAGCGGGATGCCTGGGCGTTCTTGAACGCAGGTCATCGTGAACGTGTTAGCCGTGGCTGTGATGTCGGCAATGGCCTTGTAGCTGTAGCCTAACTTTCGGGGGTTCAGCCAGGAGGTGTGACAATGGCCCCAGTCGAAAGGCAGGCCAGCCGAGGCCGCGTCGTAGCCAGTCATCTTCTGGACGTTCATCGTTTGGACGTACACAGAGGGGCCGGGGTCAACCGTGACCTTGTTCGTATCGGCGGTGTTAGACGTAGCAATCAGGGCCAGCGTCGGGAGGCCAGTGTTGACCACCGAGGACGAAGAGAAAGGCGCAACGCCCACGTCCACGTCCCACTTGAACGCCCATAGCGTCATTGGGTCGTTAGTGTCCGCTAACTGATAGCCGCCCCCTGCTTCCATGTACCACTCAGGGTTATAACTTGGGTCCTGATAGGGCGAGATCGGATTAAGGTCGCCGTAGTGCCGCGTACCGCTTGGGCAGATTTGTACCTTGTCGGCGAACGCCTGCATAATCCGCGTGTCAGCGCCCGACTTGATAATCGGCATAAAGCTCGACGTGTAGCCAATAGCCCCGACACCGATCTGAAGGTAGCGCTGCCCAGCAACGCTTAGAATCTGGCACTCAAAAGGGGCGGGCTTGCCGCCAACGCCGATGTTATAGACCAGCTGCTCGGGAAGTTGGAGCGTGTTGCCAAATTGCGGGGCAAAAACCAAAGGGTCGCCAATGGGGGGTGTCCATGGTTTATCAATATCCAGAGTGAATCCGCTAGACGAAGCCGATAGGGAGTATCCGTCGCCGGGCTGGATGTTGCTCATGGTTTAGATGAATCTGTTATCTCGATATACAGAGTCGTTCCAACCTGGCACACTATACCGCACCTCGTAATTAACCTTATACAGCAGGCCGTAGTCCTGAACGTTGACCTGAGAGAGTAACAGCTGGTTAAACGAACCGTTAGGCGCACTCGAAATCCAAGAAGTACCTGCGTAGTCTGGGACAATCTTAGGCAGGACGCTGGACCAATCGTTGTCGCGAGAAGTCGTACCAAGGTAGTCTAGCATATTTTGCACCTCTAGGGCTTCGCTTGTGTAGAAGTGGCCCGAGAAGGACGACTGCGGGGCAAGGTAGTTGGTCTTGCCGTAGAAGTGGCGATCAGCGGCTTTGACAAACCCGATGAAGCGGCCACCGTCTGCGTCCTCAAAGCATGAGCCGTTAAGGCCAATGTAGGACTGCTTCTTAGCGATGATTAGGGTCTGCCCGGCAAGTGCCTGCGTGACGTAGCTTGCAGGGGTTTTAATCTCCACCAGTGGTCCGATAGGAGACTGGGCATAAGTGCCAGGAGTGCCAGCAATCATGCCGAAGTAACCGTCCCCACCATTCTGCGAAAAGTTAGGGTTAGTCGTGATGCTCTCAGAGGTCAGGCCGTTAGACGAGGCAACCTCTGGGTTAGTGTAGAGACCTTCGTTGATGGTCGAGTCGATGCCGATATAGTCCACCGTGATAACGGCCATGCCCAGGTTGTCGTAAGTGACGGAGAACTTATGGGCGTTAAGCGCACCGTTAAGCGGACAGGTCGAGCCTCGGTTGCCGACCGAGAGATCGTTATTAGTGTTAGCCTTCCAGACGACCGTAGCCGTAAGTAGGCCGTAGCCGTCGTTACTGAGTTTGCCCCCTGGCTGTTGCACCGGGGTCGTTAGGTCGTTGCCGTAGTCTTGACGTGCCATAAAGTTATTTGCTCTTGAGCATTGATGCGCGGGAAGGAGCCGGAGCGTCGGCGGCGTTTAGCCAGGAGGTCGTGCGGCCACCGCCACCAAGAGAAATCTGGGTGAGAATGTCGTTAGTGCGCTTGGCCTCTTCGAGCTGGGAGGTCATGGCCTCAAGTACCGGGTTAGAGCCTACGCCGATGACGTTGCCAAAGCCTTCAGGGGCTTTGAAGGCGTTGCCGACAGGGCCAGCGCCAGCGGCGGCCATGTCTCCGGCGATGAGGGCTTGGACTTCGTCTTGTACCGCCTTGGACCTAGATGCCGTGAATCCGGCACTAGTCGTTTCAACTCCAAGCATATTTACTCTGGGCTTCTGGCGACTCATAATTTCTTTACCCCTTGGATCGTTCTCTAAGAAACTCCGAGTGACGTCCTCACGGGTCACCTTTGCTTCCTCGGTCTGCTCCTTGGCTTCCTTCTCCTTGTTACGCTTGTTAGCGTAATACTTGTCCTCGGCAGACATCAGGGCGTTAGTCCCTTCGATGGCCGCCTTATTGGCGTCCTCGTGCTTTTTCTGGTTATCGGCAATCATCTTACCGATGAAAGCCATGGCCGTGCCAAGGAGAGCCATTGGGCCGAGGAAGGACAGGAAGATGTCTTTAAAGCCTGAGCCGAACTTCTTGCCGATGCCGTCCATCTGCTTGTCCAGTCCACCGACAGCGGCCTTGGCGCGTCCAGCTACCTGCTCGGCGTTAGTGTCGCCGGTGATGCTAAATTGAATGACGTTGCTCATGGGTTTTCGGTTTCGAGTTTGGCGATCAGGTCTTCGTCTTCCTTGGTCAATACCTTCATGTCAGCGCCTTCGCTGATTGCAAAGCATGAGTGAAGCCAGATGGCCTGCGACTCTGGCATGGTCCACGCGCGCTCTTCGGATACCCCATGGTTCATAAGGTTGCAGACCACGGTCAATACCCAGGGCATCCCGGTAGTGTTGGTGTGCTTGGCCTTCTTCTCCCAGAACTTAGGCCAGGACTCAATTAAGACGAACTCGGTGAAGCGGCACATCTGCTTAACGAAGTAGACTTCGCTGGACTTCATGCGTCCTAAATAGAAGTAGTCCTTTAGGCTGAGTTTCCCGATAGGCTCACCGGCACAGATTTTAACTGCGATCAGAAGGTCGAGCGGACGGACATCCTTACCGGGCGAAACGAACGGAGATTCTACCGCTTCCAGCTGCAAGCGACGAAGCAGGGAGAATGGGTCAACGAACCTGCCAAGCAGCTTGAGGCGGCATGGGTCCGTGAACGCGCTTAGGCAGCGCGGTTCCATCGGTTAGACGACGGCCTCGTAGCCGACGGCAGTAACCGTAATGGAAGAATAACCCTTGTTACTTCCCTTATCCGAAATCTTCGTCACCCAGCCAGAAAAGGCCTGAGCAGCCGAACCACTGGTGTAAGAACTGTCGGTATTAATTCCCACAGTAAAAGCAGCGCCGAGGACTGGCATGGACGTGCTTTTTGCAATCAGTTCAACGGTAATCTGCGTCTTGCGATCGTCGCCGCGCCAAGCAACCGTAAGGCCGTCTTCATCAACAACGGTGGCCTCAGAGTTGAACTCACCGTCATTGGTATAACTTTGCACCACGGCGTTAGAAACGGTGGTGTTTCCCACGCCATAGATGGCACTAATCCCTTGGACGATTGCGGCGCACATAGTATACTTATTGCTTTCGGGGTAAGGTTACGGCTGGGGGTTCACCACGATTAGAATATCGTAGCTGAAGACTGACGCCCATGAGCGCTCGTTAACCCCTTCGTCCTCGGACTGGGGGGTGACATCATAGCATAGGGCATCGCCACCAGCGACGAAGACCGCCTTAATGGCAGTCAGGTCCTGCATCGCCCCGGCAACGGCAGCGCAACGTGCCCGGTGTTGGGCTAGGGTGTTGTCGTCGGCAGAGGAGAAGACCGTGATCCGCGTACCGCAGGAGTAGTTACCCAGCCCCTGGGGCATATCGTTAGGCGCGCGGGCCGAGTCGCAAAGGACGATGGCCTTTGGCAGTACGTTGGTATCTGCACCGTCGCCAGTGTAGATAGACACTCCGGCCAGCTCGGTCTGAGCTGAGAGGTGGGAAGCGATAGCCGCTTCTAGGATTTGGCGTGAGGATTTAGTGCCCATAAAGTTTTATTTCTTGCGGTTGGCGCGGGCGGTAGCGTCGCGCACTCTTGCTGGCAGGGTTGCCTGAATCTGTTTAACTCGGTTTCCGTAGACAAGGTTTACCATTCCCGCATCGGTTGCAACATTGTTGATGTTGCCGATCAGATTAGTGGCTGTCATGGAGACCGTGCTACCTGTCTCGGTCATTGAAAAGAAGCCGTCTGGCGAACGGTTGCGATCTACCCATGGGGCATTATAAACGCCCACATTCCGGGCATTGCCCTTAGAAGTCATTAAAGGTGGAATCATACGCATAGCAGAAGCCCATCCAGCCTTAACGCGGCCAACTTTAATCTGACGCTCGGCGATGTATGCCTGCAGCTGAAGGGCAGTTCCGACCATGTATTGAGGCCCACCCACAGGGGCGTTCTTGGGCCAGCGCCCACCGACCTTGGCTTTGTAGCTGTCATGGATGCCGCGGAAATCGTTAGTAGGGCCAAGTATGGGGCGATATGAACCGTCAGCCGTTGCTTTGTTGAGGTAGTTCTGAGCTTTGGCAAAGGCTCTCCCTACGTCCGTGTCCTGCATAATCTTACGCATTACCGGTCCCAAGCCCTTGATGTTTTTCTCGGTCAATTGCAAATAAGCGAAGTTTATAAATGAGTTTCCAGATTGAGATTTTTCCCTAAAACCAACTTGTCCTTCCAGATTCGTTCGTGACTGCCTTTGCGGGGAACCGCTAGATTTTACAGCGTTAATAATTTGCCGAAGAAATACGCCCTTTGACCTTACGCTTTGGTCCATAGGGATAAAGATGCGTTTAACGTCCTTCTCAAGTTTCCCCCTGCCAGCAGTCTCAGCTTTGGGGCTAAGGCCCTGGCCGCCACCCTTGAGCATAGGGGGGGTGAAAATCATGGCGTCCCTGAGCATCAGTCGCATCTGCTCGTTGGCGATTATCTTGCGATCTACATTAACGGTATTCGCAAACTCGGTAATGGCCGCATCAAAGTCGGCCTTACTCTTCGGAACGATGAAGCCGGCCTTAGCCATTACTGGTTATCGTCAACGCACTCTAGCTCGATAACGGCTGAAGTCTGTTTGTAGGACTGGCCCTTGATGCGGAGGACTTGGCCGTTAACGGTGAACTTCTTACCTTCGCCCAGGGAGGCGATAGGAACCCCTGCAGCCAAGGTGGCGACCTGACCCCCTACCCGGCCATCAGAAGCCGTCCAAGGGGCCGTAGCGGCGGCGAAACGCACCGTCCACATCTTCTGGTCAACGAAGCCCCCAGAGTCGAACTTAGGGGTGTTCATCGGGCGGGACAGGCCGACAAGGAACAAGTTAGCGCCGACCGTAGCCGGGACGCCTATATCGGCTAGCAAACCTTGAAAGTCGGGGAGGAATGTATCGTAAATGCTCATGTGTTGGGAGGGTCAGGAATTGGAGATACAAAAAAGCCCCCATTGCTGGGGGCTGTCTTAGGCCGTCAGCCCCGATTAGGCGCTGTAGACGGAGGCGATCGTACCAGTCGTGATGCCCTTGTTCGCACCAAACATCAGTTCCATGGAACCAACGAGGTTACGAGTGGTGGGGTCAGACCAGACGTTGTAGTAGACCGAGATGCCGAGACCTTCGATCGGGACGACTTCGCTCACGAGGAAGTCGCTGCCGACGTTCTCGAAGGAAGGGGCCGCGCTCGCCAGGGCGATGGCTTCGGAACTGCAGGCGAAACCAGAGAGGTTGGCCTCAGAGGGGAAGAGGTTAGCGTAGAAAACGCCACCGTCGAAACCGTAAGCACCAGCCGAGAGAGGCAGGCCAGTCGTGCTGGTCGGGATAAGCTGGCTGTAGATGCCCGGGTTCACGATCAGGGTCTTGCGACCAGCCTTGGAGACGCCAGCCCAGAGAGCGCGGAGCTGAGCAGAGCCAGGGGTAACAGTCGAGTCAGCACCGGTGACGGTGGCAGCGCCGAAGTTAGCAACCGTGATAGGAGC